CCATTTTTCAATAATCTGTTCTTTCACTTTGAACCTCCGTTTTAGTCTCTTTTATACTTAGCATCTATAGTTACACTAAAAATTGTTTCTCTTTCTGGAAAGCAGTTCTGTCCATCAGCATCCTGCATTTCCCATTTACAATATGTAATTCCGTCAAAGCCACGGCCATCAATGGTCGTGGTTATTTTTATGCTCTGATTCGGCATTACATCTGGTAATTCAATGACAGATGGATTAGCTTCCGGGCGGTCTTTTTCACCTCTCATATAGACGAGTTTTCTTCCAGCCCAGATCAGCTTGCCTGTATTCATGATTTCCCACTGATGAAAGACTTTATCATAGCTTTGAATCACATGAGTTCGATTGTAAAACGCATTAACACTATCCCCATTGTATAAAGGCTGCGGCAATACACCTGTTATTTCTTCACTGGTGTTTGCCTTCTCGGCTTCATATGTCATTGCAAGAATATCGTCAACATCATCTGTTCCGTTAATCAATTTCTGCATTTGACGGGTCAAAGCAACGCATAGCGCTTTTTTATCGCAATCTGTTTTTTCAGGAATACCAAAGTCAACGAGTACTCCTGCTGCATCTGTAATATTTCCTTCAAAAAAAGCAATTAATTCCTGCGTCCTATCTGTGCTACCAAACCCTGCTTTTAGTTCATTCGTAAAAGGTTTTCCACCAGAATACAACTGCTTCGCATAACTATCAGATATATACCCATTTCCAGCAGCCTTGAACAATTCTTTCACAAAAGCTGTTTGACTTTTAATTTTTTTACAATATGGTTTTACGCCTTTACAAAGCCTTGAAAGATTCAATCTGGTGCCTCCTTTTTCAAGTGACCGTAACTATTCATTCTTATTATATTACTTAAATCAGCAAAAATCAATCTATTGTGTTATTAACAAATTGTAAATCATTATAAACCAACTTTAACCGACATTTGGTGTAAGTGTCTTCACAAGTGTCCAAAGTGTCTTTTTTCAGTGTTCTGTCCCAATTTCAAGTGTCTTTTTCAATTGTTAAACTTAAATCATCAAGATTAAGGCAGGTGATTTTAATAACAAAATCAGAAAAAAGAATGTGGCTCACCAACATTGAGAATGCCGCTAATGCTGTAGCATCCGAGTATGGTTCTGAAGTGGCCCAATCTGTGTTCCAGCGTTACGACGCTCATGGAACACACGACTTAAGCCCTTGCAACTACAGTGAAGTTTTCGCTGATTTGGAGCTTATCGCAAACGACAATTAAAACAAATCGCCCTGAGCAAGGCGTAAAACTACTTTCTTAATCATCAGCTCACCATCTTCGTGGCCACGTGGTGTGTTCGTAGTTGATGAGCAAGAGAACATTATCAATCGAGTGCCAGCTTACGAACGGCTGGTCACCGGAAAGAAGCGGAGTTATCCGCATGAGGTGACCATCTTATGAAAAACACTGGCAGCCATAACGGTTATCTCCGCTTCAAATATGAAGCCAACGGAGGTAAATGTTATGGCAAACAACGTAAATCAGAGTCAAGCGTACCGTATCTACATCAAGGGATCTAAGAACTGGGTGGACGTAAACAAGGAGTTCTACACGAACTACTACCGTGAAATCAACACCTACCGTAAGCGTCAACAGGAACATGGTCGTTGTGTCTGCCCTGCAAGCAAGCGCTACTTATGCGACATGGATTGCTTCACCTGTCCTTATGCCAAAGCTGGCGACCAGCTTTCTCTCGATAACACCGTGAGCGACGGTGACGGGAACGAAAAGAGCTGGCTTGACGATGTACCGGATGAATCTGCAGCTATCGCTGAAGTATTAGAGGATGCAGAGCTTCTTAATGCCCTCTACGCAAAGCTGAACGAGCTGGACCCGGAAGGCCGTCTTATCTGCCAGCTTATTATGGAAGGAAAATCGGAACGTGACTGCGGCAAGGAAATGGAACTCTCTCGTAATACCTTTGTATATCGTAGGGACAAGCTGCTCCAGAAGCTCCGCTCCGAGCTTAAGGACTACATCTAATATGAATGGTCGTCTTCTGATTCTTCAGGGGACGATTTTTCTTTTCAAAAAAATTTTTACATTTTTTCGGCCAAACGGCCATCTCATCTCCATTGAGTAGTGTAAGGCGAAACAAAGCGACCTACAGAAAGCGAGGTGAATATTGTGAATCGGACTTTTCACAACAGAAATGGCACTGACGCAGAAATGATTGCAACTCTCACTGCAATCAGTCAAGTATCCGCAAGAATGGCGAAGAATCTCAGAATCATCGCCACACACAGACAATCCGAGGGAGGAGGAAAAGTAAATGTCAAAAATGAACGATATGGCTATGACCATCGAAGAGCTGAGAAATGCTGCCACTGCTATTAACGATGCAGCAAACTGGCTCGCACAGCAGTTTGGAGGAGCATCCGAAACCAATGAAAAAACAGAAGCCCCTGCTACTCCTGCAAAACCTGCACTGACCCTTGAGGAGGTTCGAGCTGTTCTGGCGGATAAATCTCG